AAAACAAAAATCAAAAGGATTAGGAGATTCAATTGAAAAACTAACCGAAGTAACAGGAATTAAAAAAGCAGTAGAAATGTTTAGCGAAGCAACCGGTATAGATTGTGGCTGCGATGAAAGAAAAGTTAAACTAAATAATTTGTTTCCATACAACAGAAATATAAACTGTTTAAATGAATCAGATTATAATAAATTAACAAAGTATTTATCTGCTGAACAAAGCACATTAAATTCAATAGAACAACAAGAGGTTTCTGACATCTATTTTAACGTATTTAACTATCGTTTACAGATAAGTTCGTGTGCAAGTTGTTGGAAAGGTAAGCTTGATGAATTAAGACGGGTTTACAACGAATACAAGTCTGATGAAATTTAACAATGATTTTAGATATGATTTAAAATTTGGACAAGTAGGTGAAGAATTATTAGGTTCTATTTTTACTGATAAAATGATTGAAGTAAAAAGAGACAACTGGATAGCAAGAACTGGTAACATAGCTATTGAATTTGAAAGTAGAGGAAAACCATCTGGTATAAATAAAAGTTTAGCTGAATATTGGGTATTTATTTTTAGCGGTAAATTTGAAGATGATATTCTTTTAATTATAAAAACTGAAAGATTAAAATCAATATTTAAAAAATACTATGATAAAGGAAGTATTAAAAGTATGGGAGATAATAATACATCTAAAGCAGTATTAATTCCAGTAAAAGAAATAACAGACTATAAAAGCTATTAAAATGGAAATAAACATAATACAACAAGAGTATTTAAAATCAGTAATATTAAGTCAGTTACTGTTAGAATCAAATGAAAGTTTAATTTTTACAACACAATACAAACAACAGATTAAACACAAGATAAATAGTTTAAATAAAGACTTGGAAGAAACAGTAAGAAACGAATTTAAAATAATTTACAATACAGACCCAGAAACAACAACTAATATATTAAGAAGTATAGAAGAAATAGTTTCTAAACTGCAAACAAGTTCATTAGATGAATTAGTATTTATAAATGCAGTAATAGACAAATACAAAGAAAACGCTGAATGGTTCAAAGAGTATGGAGAAACAGAATTTTTAAAATTAGACTAATGAAATTAACATACACATCTTACGGAAAAACATCGACAATAGAAACAGAAAATGATGATATTGATATTGATGAATTAGGGCAAATGCTTTATAATTTATGTTTGACTCAAACTTGGCATCCAACATTACTAAAACAAATATTTAAAAAGGATGTTACAAATGGCTAAAAAGCAATCAGAAAAGTATTCTCCAAAAGAAAATGAAATAGAAGCAATGAGATTGTGCTGGAAGAATGATTTAGCTTATGTAATACAACCAATACAAAATACAAAAATGTATCACGTTATTAAGTTTCAAATATCTGACAACTTAAAGATATATACTTTTGAAATAGATAAAACAAAAATAGAATTTACAGAATATGAAGCATCTAAAAAGGTTATGGAATTATACACACAACATTCTAAAAGATTTAGTAAATGAAAGATAGTATAGTAGAATCAGTAATAGAACAATTTAAACAACGTTCTGAATTCGGAATATATAAATATGGTATTACATTAGATAGAGAAGATTTAAATACTTTAGATTGGCTACAACACCTTCAAGAAGAATTAATGGATGCGACACTTTATATTGAAAAATTAAGAAAAAAATTAAAACAATATGACAAAGAGTAAACAATCAGCATTACAAAGAATCCAACGTATAATGAAATTTAATTATAATAGAGGATTAAACTCTGAAAGGGTTAATGAAATATATAGAAAAATTATTAATTTAAAATTAAGCAATCAGAAATGATTGTTTTTTTTTGTTAATTTTTTGTTAAAATGTTTTTTATAAACAAATAATGTTTACATTTGCGTATAACAATTTAAAAAACAAACAAATTATGAAAACAGTAAAATTATATTTTGGGTCTGATAGTTATGGTGTTGACTATGAATTAGCTATTTTAGATAATAATTTTTATCATAGAAACGTATCTTTTAACGTATATGGAAAAGGATGGGCAAAATGGGAATTAGTTAATGATTTTAGTGGAAAATTTTATACTGACCAATATGGTAAAGACAAATTAAAATGGGGATGGGGAATGGATGCTATATCATTAGGGGAATGCAAAAGAAAAATAAATAATTAAATTTAAAAAACAAACAAAATGGACAAACTACAAATTTTATTCAAATTAGAAACCTGTATAGAGGTTATGAAAACAACTGAAAACGTTTATGTACGTAAACAGTTAGAATTAATTGCTGAAGCATTAGTAAAAGATTGGAATGAATCAGATGCTTATGCACAACAGATTAGAGAAATATTAAATGTTGATGAAACTTATAACAATTTAGATAATATAAGAATATGAATGAAGCTGCATACTTTACAATACAATCTAAAGTACAAGTATTAGATAGAGAATTGTTTAAATATCTTGGTGAACTAATGTCTGGACAAAGTTTAACATCTGATGACCATTTAAAGATAATAATTGATAGTACAGAAAGAGAATTAGCAACATACGATTACATACTAAAACTAATAATAAACAATGGAAACAAAAATTAAAACATTCGATAACAAGATTTGGGATAAGCAAGAACTAATAGACAATATGTATGATGATACATTTTATTATGGTTATCTTGGCAAACAAGCTTTAAGTAGTTCAAGTCTTAAAATGGTACTATCAAGTCCTAAAACGTATAAGTACGTTACAAAGTATGGACAAAGTGAAACACAACCTTTAAGAGATGGTAAACTATTCCACACAATGATTTTAGAGCCACATAAGATAGATGAATTAACTATTGTAGATGTAGCAACGAAAGCAGGAAAAGCATACAAAGAAGCAAAGGCAGAAGGATTAGAAGTTTACACTACAAATGAGATTAAAGCAGCAGAACGTTTAGCAGATGCAATATTAAGAAACGATGAAGCAGTACACTATATGTCTAAAGCACAATTTGAGATACCAGAAATAGCAATGATTGATGGAATACCTTTTAGAGCTAAAGCAGATATATTAAAAGACAATCAAATAGTAGATTTAAAAACTACTACAGGTTTAAATGAATTTAGATATTCAGCAGATAAATACAGTTATGATTTACAAGCATATCTTTACAAGGAAATGTTTAAAGTAGATGAGTTTGTTTTTGTATGCATTGACAAAGGAAGTTTAGATATTGGTATATTTGAATGTTCAGATGAATTTTATGAAAAAGGTAAAAGAAAACTTGAACAAGGAATAGCAAACTATAAATACTTCTTTGGAGAAGATAGCGATGTAGATTTAAATCAATATGTATTAAGAGGAGTATTATAATAAAAACAACAAATAAAAAACAAAACAAAATGAAAACACAAGAAATTAAAAGAGGAGAATTTAATGCTTATTATTTAATAAGCGATTTAAAAGTAGCTAATGTAAATAGAGATTTATTTACTAAACATTCTGAATCATTTAAGAATAAATTAAATGAATTTGGATGGATGATGCCAATAGTTATTTCAAGTACTGGTGATGTGATTGAAGGACATCATAGAATTGAAACTGCTAAAATGTTAAATCAAAAAACAATACCAGTTTACATAGTTGATTGGATTGATACTAAAGATACTTCAGAGCATTTGGATTGTATTATTAATTTAAACAATGGAAATAGGGCTTGGTTAAAAGTTGATTACTTAAAAGCATTTGCAAAAGAGAATAAAGAATATAAAATTGTTTACGATGCTTATCTAAATAATTCTAATAATATTTCAGTAGGTAATGTAATAAACTGTTTCTTTGGTAAATCAGTAAATGATAAATTTAAAAAAGGATTGTGTAAAATTGAAGACCTACAGTTTTCTTTAGTTTTACTAAATAAGTTTTCAGATTTAATTAGTAAATATGGTTCTAATAAAATACAAGCATATTGTGTTAGAGAATTAATAAATACTTGTTTTGTAAAAGCTAATAAGGATAAAAAAGCAATAGACCATTTATTTAAAATCTATGAAGACTGGGCAAAAAATAATCATTACGCACTAACTTCTATTTCAGAATTTAAGCCACAAATGGAAAAAGAACTATCTTACTATAAATTAAAAATAAATGAAAGTAACAGATAAAATAACAATAACAAACGAAGATAATATGTTATTGATGGCACGTTATCCTGATAATTATTTTGATTTAGCAATAGTTGACCCACCTTATGGATTAGATAAAAAACTAAGTTCAGGAGGAGGAAAAATGAAAAATTCGCCATTTAAAAAACTTTATAAAGAGTCTAAACAATGGGATGTTTCAATTCCAGAAGAAGAATATTTTAATGAACTTTTTAGAGTTTCTAAAAATCAAGTTATTTGGGGAGGTAATTATTTTTTAGACTATTTAGGAAATACAAGGGGAGTTATTTGTTGGGATAAAAAACAATTTATGCCTACTTTTAGTAGAATAGAATTTGCTTGGACTTCATTTGATACAGTTGCAAGGCTATATGAAGGAACGAGTACAGATTTAAATAGATTTCACCCAACTCAAAAACCCGTAGCTTTATACAAATGGATTTTAGATAAATACGCTAAAGAAGGTAATAAAATACTTGATACGCATTTAGGTTCAGGTTCAATAGCAATAGCAGCACACGATTATAAATACGAATTAACAGCTTGTGAATTAGATAAAGAGTATTTCGACAAAGCAATACAAAGAATAACAAACCATACAAATCAACAAAAACTATTTTAATGGAAATAACAGAAAGAATAAAACAAATAATAAAGCAAGAAACAAATATAGATGTTTCTAAAAGTAGCAGGAAACATAATATAATTGAAGCAAGGGCATTATACTTTCATTCAATTAAACATTTCAATCCTAAAATGACTTTACAAGAAATGGCTGATTCAGTTAATAAGAATCACGCTACTGTAATACATTCTTTAAACAACTATCCAATGTACGAAAAGTTTAACGATGAATTAAGATATTTAAAAAATACAATCATAAATCAAATGGAAGAAGAAAACGTTTTAAATACAGAAGATAACAATCAGTTAAAATTAGAACTTAAAAAAAGAAATTTAAAAATATCTGAATTGCAAATTAAATTAGAAGAAAGTAATTTAAGAATAAAACAAATGGAAAAAGCAAGATACGAATACAAAATAATGGAACAGTTAGCCAACCTTCTTAATGAAACAAAAGGAACAGAACATCAAGAAGTAATGATACTACGCTTACAAGCTATCTACGATATGAATATGAAAGTAATAGAACATAATAAAAACAAATAAGATGAAAACAATAAACAACTTAATAGAACAAATAGTAGATTTAAAAATAGAATTAATTAGATTAGAAAATAAAAACAATAAATTAGATAATGAATTAAATGCAAGTAAAAACATAATAGAAAATTTAAAATTAGAATTATCAAATATAAGATTAATAACAAGTGCAAATACAAAACAACAAGATGCCTGATATAACAATGTGTTCAGGAAACAACTGCGAACTATCAACTTTATGTTATAGATATAAAGCAGAACCAAGTAAGTATAGACAATCATATTTTTGTAAACCTCCCAATGAAGGATTAGAATGTGAATACTTTTGGGAATATAAAACTGATGAAGATGACAACTAAAGAAAAGTTAGAACAAATAGCTGATGAATATGCTATTGAATTTGCCCACTGGTTATTTGAAGATATGGAAATAACAAAAGTAGAAAGACTATTAAAATTATTTAAACAATCAAAAGAATTATGAAGTATATTTTAGTGTTATTAG